CCTGAGAGGAGAGCAGGTAAAGTACCGACGGGTGTCACTAGACAACCCAGTGGCGCTAAGCCAAAGATTAAGGGCCGAACCTGGACGGAGGTTAGCTTGCATTGCCAAGTTTTAACGCTACCGAAGCAGCGGCAAGGACCGCTCCCCAGTCGTCACCCCTTACACTAAGGAACCGCTGTCCCACAAATCAGCACACACGGCAGGCCGTGACCCACTCACTCCTCCCCCCGCGACGATGTCCTAAGACAACGAGCCGACCAGAGACCATAGGGCCTCTTCAAGCAGACTCGACCACCAGCGAAGAGATAGCCTGGCGCCATCCCTCCAACAGATCGAGACCCTCCGCCTCCTCCGCAGTCACAAAGTCCCTAGGGACAAAATGACCGAGATCACGTTTCGGCTTTCCTTCGACCTTCAAGGAAGCAAGTTGACCGACGAAAGTCAAGTTGCAGCCAAACATTCCCGCCCGCGCCCGGAGGCGCAACCGGTTCCGTCCGACATAGCCGTAACTCCGACGTACTGCCCCGCGGGACAGGGAAAGTACGTCCCTCTTCGAACCTCCTTCTCTACCCTCTCTCCACAGAAGCGCACGCGCCGCCTCTGCTTCACAAGGGTATGCCTCCCGACCAAGGGGGACAAGCAATGACGAAGGCGGGCTAGGCCCGTCCCACGGTAACGACGTGTGGTATCGCGTCGCCGTCATTTCCCGCTGCCTACAGAACGCGGGATAGGACCTCAAGCAGTCCTAGCTGAGAAGGGAGGAAACCCCAGCTCTTTCCGATGCGGCTCCTGACGAAAGCGTCAGTCCAGCGAGCCTGACCCCGCACGGCCGAAGCCATGTGGATCATCCCTTCCACATCGGAAACAGCGCCTCCCCTCCTGAGATGGCGTACCTCACGCCACCTTCCCGATCTACGTAAAAAGACCGTAGAGTTAAGCTCGGCCACGGCCGAGGCCCGAATCGTCTTCCGTGCATTGAGTTGATACCCCGGAGGGTAGTCCCGCTCTGCTACGGGTCTTGATGCCGAGATGACAGTGTCGTCACCGTTCACCAAGAATCGGGCTCCTTCATCAAAGCGGGCCGCCCAGCGCGCCGCTATGTAGGAATGAAGGCATAACAAGGGAAAGGAGAGGTAGGCCCCCATCATCTGTCCATGCTGTACCGTACCGATGCGTCGATAAGACTCGACCCCCCTGAGAGGACTACCGAGGTAGACATCAGGGTGAAAGCTCGCTTTCGCCAACGCGCGAAGCGAACGGGGCACCTTCACCGAAGAGAAGAATGCCGCATCTAGTATGGCGTCCGTCACGCGAAG